GAGGCAGCTTTCTTTTCTGTTTTTGTTTTTTTTCTTTTAGGTCCTCGGACCGTGAACCCCTTTTTATACTTCATCTTATGTATTTCCCGGATGTCTAGCAATTCCCCATCCTCTTACTGCGAGACCTCCATTTTTTCCCCCCTTAGTATATTGATCAATTTTTTCTGTAGGGTCAGTAAGATCCTCTGCCATTGAAGATCCCCCACCATACACTTTCATTACCCTAACTCTAGGTTTTTTAGGACTTTGAGTACTATCTTGGTTTTTCATAATATTTTTATAGTGATTACTTGCTTTATAATTTTTTTTAGCTTCTGTAATAGCTTCTGATTTACTAGAAGCATTAACTGTTTGTAATGTGGTGGTGCCAGCATTAGGAATTTTTTTACCATCCAAATATTCTGGAGGAGTAGTAATTTTAAATCTAACTTTATATTCGCCCATTAGTAATACTCCAATAATCCTGGACTAGGTATACGTGGAGGATCCTTATAATCCTCTGGATGCACGGCCAATCCAACTTGTCTATAGCGCATTAATGCTTGTGTTGTGCTATCAACTAAATCATCATTATCACCATAAGGGAAAGCCGCACATTCTTCAACTAATTCTTCTGCCCACTTATCTTCCGTGCGCCATACCTGGCCCGCTTCAAAAAGAGTTGATACAGAATTTACTCTGACGTGTTTATCGTTTCCACGTGAAGGCGTAAAGTTGACAACAGGAATACCAAAGCGCCGTAGTTCCTGGGTCAGAGGTGTTCCACTTGCTTTCTGCTCAATGATAATTGTTTCAGGTTCCCAGTATTGCCATTGTTCTATTGCTTTTGTTTTTAATTCAGGAAAGTCCCAACGACCTTTCTCCACATCCAATAAAATTATATTCGGTGTTATTTCATCAACAAGAAATACACCCCATGTTGTGATGGCCGAGAAGTCTGCGGTTTCTTTTTTACTGAAGGCCGTGTCATACGATTGAATCACATGCTGTAATTTAGGCAGCTTGGGCTTGTCCCAAATCTTCCAGTACTCTCGCTTGATAATGGAACCTTCTTCTGAGGTAGGGTTCTGCTGCCACTGGGCATTCCACTTCGCCGCAGACAGGGACGCCTTTACAGATTCTAATTCATCTAACTTCCAGTACTCAGGCCAGACCGGTGTCCCATCCGGCATGACGGCGGGAAACTCAATGACCTCCCACTGATCCGCCTTCATGTCCTTTTGCGCTTTCATCAACTGTCCTGTCAAATCTTTTGTTGACCAACGTGTCATAACAATAACAATCCTGCCTCCCGGTTGAAGACGCTGCCGTGGTCCTGAGGTATACCACTCATAGGCAGTCTCCATTGCCGTTTCACTTAGTGCGTCTTGCTCGGAATGAGGATCATCAATAATTAATAAATCCGCACCCCTACCCGTGATGGCTCCACCAACACCTGCGGCGAAATACTCTCCCCCCTTGTTTGTTTCCCATCTTCCCGCAGCTTTTGAATCCTGGGATAATTTAACGTTATCAAAAATATCCTGGAAGGAAGGTTCCTCCATCAGATTACGAACCTTACGACCGAAGCGGTAGGATAGTTCTGCTGTGTGGGTGGTTTGAATAATCTTGAGTTTTGGATTACGGCCCATCATCCACGCAGGAAATAGATACGATGCAAATTCTGATTTTGTATGTCGGGGTGGCATGTTTACAATTAATCTTTTTATCTTCCCCTCGGCCAATGCCTGGAACTTTTCTGCAATTTGTACGTGGTGGGGACCCTGAATAAAATCAGGCCACACTTGTCTAACAAACTTTAAATAGTTTTCTCTTGCTAAATTTTTAAAATCAAATGTTTTTTTTCTCAGCAATAACTTTTTTTGTAATGTATCTGATTCACTCGGACTTAAATTATCAAAATTAGTTAGCCTCTTAAAGGTATTAAGATCAGCCATTTAATCAAACAAGTTTAATTGTTTTTTATTTTTGATTTTATATTCCCACACATTAACTCCTTTTTTAGTTCTTTGGGTTTGACGTTCATCAAGATAAAGAAGGTTACAACCCAAGGCTTTCCAAAAAATATTAGAATTTAAATTTTCTCTACACCTTAATGTAATAGATTCACAATTATATGTTAAACCGTGTTCTATCACCTCCTTAAATAATTCCTTACCATACTGTAATTTTCTTAAATCCTCTTCAACGCATGCCTGATAAATTTTTAAATTATTTCTATTGGTACTCCCAATTATAAAGTATCCTGCATATAGTCCCCCCTCGTCCTTTAAAAAAACTTGTCCATCTTCAATAAATTTTTTCATAGTAGGTTTAGGAATAAATCCTAGGGCTCCGCTATTTCTTTTATGAAGATCTACAATAAAATCTAAAGTTGAGTTAACACTCATCTAATGTTTATACCATATAGTCTATATGAGTAAAACAGTATATATATAGTAAGTATAGTAGACCTACGGACTTTTTAGGGGTGTACCCCCTTTTGATTTTTTTTTATTCTCAAGTTTCAAGAAAATGAGACCCCTATTGAATGAATGAACGAGTAAGAAAAAAATATAATAAGTTGTTTTTTTTCACGATTTACTGAAATAATTAATTGACATATGAGATAAAATAATATTATCTTATCTAGTAATTAAATATAAACATGGAGTGAATATGAAATTATATAAAATAAATACTACGACTAAAGAAGAAATGAGAGAAATCTTAAATCATTATGGTTTTTTTCAAATCACTTTTAAAAAAGTAGATGGAACAATTCGCACTATGAATTGTAGGATTGTAAAAGATAAGAAGTTTTTTAAAGGTGGAGAATTAAAAGGAGATAGAGAGCATCTATTAGAAGTTATAGATATTTCTTTAATAAAAAAGGGGCTTGATCCAACAAGATGTTGGAGAAGTTTTAAAATTGCTAATCTTATTAGCTTAAAAGCAAAGGGGTTAGAATGGGTGAAGTAGTATTTAAATATGAAAATGGCATATCTATTTCTTGGAATGGTCTTGCTACTTTCAATGTTTTTAATGATAGGCATAATACTGAATGCTTTACTCATTATGGAGCAACAACAACAACAAAAGCTCATAAAATCGCTGATGATCATTATGAGGAGATGTATATCGAATGGCAACAAGAACTTGCTATGGATAGTTGCTAATCAATAAAAACAAAGCCCCTAATAATTAGGGGCTTTTAATTCTAATTGGGAGTGAATATGAATAGAGTTGATGAAAGTAGATACAACGAAGAAAAAAAATTTGATAAAGATGATGATACTACTAGAATTGCAAGTAATAATGATAGTTTAAGACACCATATCTTTGATGCCCCTTATTTTAAAATAACAACAATACACAGAAAAGATAAAATTGTTTTAAGCAAGGAAGTATCTGAACTTAATACCACAGATAAAATGAAAGTTTTAAGACTTGTTAAAGAGTTTGATACCTTTACTCAAGATGATGATCCATACAAGGAGCATGATTTTGGGGCTTTTGATTATAAAGATATCAAATATTTTTGGAAAATTGATTACTATGATAATGATTTAAAATTTCATAGTGAGGATAAAACCAATGCTGAAAAAACAATTAAAGTTTTAACAGTAATGAAAGCAAGTGAATATTAATTTAAAAAAAACTTGACTAGGTATGGGAATTATCCTATACCTAGATTAGCTTTAACGATAGGAATAATTGACTTATCGTCCTCTTGGCTGAATATAGTTTTGTCAGGGATTAAAGGCACACTGAAAAGGTTTAAATATCCAAATGGATGAGTTTACTTTGAGGTGGTTTGAGTAGGGGTTAATTTCTTAAACTTCCCTTAGAAATGTGATCTGATACTTGAAAATTGGAGGTGAGTTCACGCAAGGCCTTCAGAGGATAAAGCTGTAATGGAGGAACTATGAATTATGATTAATGACCGACTAACCAAAAGTATATGTGAACAAATAGTAAGTAAAAATCAAAGTTCACAAGGGAGGTCACATGATTATAGTGATTATTATCGAATACTACTAGCCTTCGGGCTAGTATATAATAAGAGCCAGGCTTTTGCCTGGCTTTTTAATTTAATTGGGAGAAAAAATATGATTAAAGCACATTGGATAATTTTATATTTGTTTGCATGTTTGTTAGCAATAGCTATAGGACAGTGGATATAATTACCAGGAAGGATCAGCGAATGACTGAAACAAAAATTTTAAGAGATATTGAGATCCTGGAGGGCCAGGTTTTAATAACTGAATGCTCAAGGCTCAAGAGGGCTTGGATGGATAAGCTGCAAGCTTTAGGTAAAATTTTGATAAGTCTCAAGAAATAAAAAGCTCATAATTGAGCATACAAGGGCTTAAAGGGTACAAGGGGTAGTAACATACCCCTTGTTTTTTTTTATTTTACCAACTTGCTTCGTAATGAATGGAGAACCAATCTCCATCTTTGTGCCCCTCTACTAATTTTTTATCCAACCATGCAGAAGCATCTCTAAATATTTTGATGTTTTCTTTTTTTTCTTCCTCATGATCCTCACTAGATCCAAAGAAAAAACCTTCTGTTTTTGGAAGTTCATTTTTTTCTATGGCATCAGCAATTTGATTTAAGTCTTTAGGTGTCAACTCAATAGGTCTGCAATCGTCCTCACCTTTGTTAAAAGTTTCTACGATATACCCATGCAAGTTTGGATGTTTTCTCCAATATGCAATCTCTACTTCAGTAGCTTTTTTCTTAAAGCCCTCAACTGTTTCAAGTTTTCGTTCTCGCATTTTTTTATTTTTATCATAAGTAATTCCACTATGATAAATGCGACTATTTAAATACATATCTAAACCCATAATTTACTCCTTGTTAATGGTTAAATAATGTATTGACTTTATATACTAATTATCCCATAGTCAACTATTAATTAAATATATAGGAGTGTATATGAAAACTAAACAAAAACCTATCATCCAACCTTATGGAAATGTTGGAGTAGATAGTGGACAACTACTAATTATTGACCCATCATATCTAGAGATGTTTATGAAAAAATATTCTTACGATGATATCTGTAATATTGAGGGCAATATGCAATTTCCAAAAGGGCATGATGGTATGGCTTGTAAACTTGGGGGCTTTGGTGGTGATGGATATTTTCCAATTGATAGTATAACTAATCATGGAAAATGGTCACCTCAATATTCTCAATTCATTTTGAATCTACATGAGTAATATTATCCCTATCCATTACTTTTCGGATATTCCTAATAATGAGGAGGGAGGCGAATTTATTCGCCTTGCTCGTAAATTTTTAAATCGTAAAAGGTATAAGATCAGAAAATTGGGAAGAGGCACAAGAAAAGTAAATGGTGCAAAAAATTCTTATCGATATAGTGCCTCGTTGCCCCATCAATTTTCAGAGAGGTTCAGTCTGTATATTGATGATCATCTTGATCGACAAGAACTTACTGATGAAAGATTTAAGGCTTGGCAAGAGAGTCAAAAATTAAATCGAGTCACAAAACACTTATTGAGTGCTTTGGCTGAAGTAGAGGAGGATTGTTCATGACAAATGTAGAAACTTGGGAGAAGTGGGAAGAAAAATATAAACCTATTCCAAACCATATAGACAAAGAAGGTACTTATTATGCTGATGAAAAAGGGGTTAATTATTCCTTTGAAACTTATGGCAAGGAATTAGAATATATAGAAAAACAAGATCCTAAATATGTTTGGACTTTAATTGAAGAGGATGGAAATCAGTTTATTCAAAATGGTAAATGGTGGGTTAATAGACTAGCTTATTTTGTATGTAAAAATCCCTGTAATAAAGAAAGAGGAAATGAAAGCTATGTTTATTGGGAAGAAGAAACAATATAGAACTCACTCCAAAGGTAGGACCTGATTGTCAGGTCCTACCAATTAAATTAAAATTAAAAATATTAAAGGGCACAAGAGCTGATCAGCTACAAGGCCCAGGGTTCAAGCAGCTTAATTAAATAATAAAAGGTACAAGGTACAAGGGCCCGGGCGCAAGTCCCGGGCCTCAAGGTTCAGGCTTCTATTATATGTAAATTAAAATCATAAGAATTTTGAGGAGCAACCGAAACAATGTCTTTTACATACACACTTCCGGCTTCATCAAACAAGCCGCAATCAGATCCCTTCACTTCCATCAATACAATATTTTTATAGCCCCGGCCTTGCTTCGGTGATTCTAGAAGCTTGGCTCTTACAGCTCTAGGCAAACCATTATTGATTATATACCAATGATCTTTTTTTAATAATTTAGCGTCCATAATTTTTTTCTCCCTTTGTTAAAATTATCTCTTGACATTATCCCATAATATTTTATATGTCAATAGGTAAGAGATGGTCCCAGGGACTGAGGAGTGAGGCTCGGGTGATATAGACACTCCCTCGCTCCCCTTACTTATAAAGGAGTGAATTATGAAAACATTAAAAGAAGCAAAAAAAATTATAGGGGGGTTAAGTAACCCCTCGAAAATGCCGGGATATGGTTATGGCTTAAGCGCCTTTAAATGTATAACCGGGTCCAAGCTTAGATTAATTAAGAATAGTACTTGCTCGATGTGTTATGCATTAAAGGGCCGGTATACTTTTAAAGGGGTGAAGCAAGCTCACGCCAACCGGCTTGAAGCAATACAAGATCCGAGGTGGGTGGATGCTATGGTACTGTTAGTAAATAATTACGGAAAGAAAATTCCATATTTCAGATGGCATGATTCAGGAGATCTTCAGAGCCTGGACCACCTTAAAAAGATTGTAGCTGTTGCAATGCGCACGCCGGCTGTAAAGCATTGGCTGCCTACTAGAGAGCCGGGAATCCTGAAGGCCTTTTATAAAGAAGGTCATTCACTCCCGGGAAACCTGGCAATCAGAGTTTCAGCTACGATGATTGATGGTAAGCCTCATAGCAATGTGGGGCTTACCTCAACAGTGAGTAAGAATAAAAAACCAATTGGTTACAGCTGTCTAGCTAATAAGCAAGGCAATGAATGCAAAAGCTGCCGGGCTTGTTGGAATATCAATATAGCTAATGTCAGCTATATGGCACATTAGGGAAAAAATGAAAGAATTTAGTTATTGTGATCACTGCTCCCGGAAATACCTCCTGGAGCTGATGATCTTTAGAAAAAATCACGGGGCATATTTATGCATCCGGTGTCATAACCAGGACGCAAGGCTCAAGAAACAAGGCTCAGGGCTCATGGCTCAAAGGCGCAAGGCACATAAGTTAATGAGCCAGGACTCAAGAGCCGGCCAATCAATTGGAAAAGGGAACAAGGCACAAGGTTCAAGAACCAAGCCTTGAGTAGCAAGGTTCAAGGTCCTTCCCCCAGAGTACAGAGAGATGTCTCTTTGTCCGAGGGTCTCGGCCATGATAAATGATTTTCCTCCAAGCTTAGATCTGTGCATGTGCCACGATATTTGCCCCGGCGAAAGTTTAACAGTATTAGTTGATGTACATTTTAATTCTACCCAAAATTCTCCACAGCCTTTTTTCGGATCATTAAATAATCCATTCAAATCAGGGATTCCAACAGGTGTAATTGCTTCTATTCTGGTCCAATGTATATTTATCGCGTTAGCTTTTATTCTTTTCCAAAATTTTGTCTCCGGTTTCTTCGTCATGCACAGTAAAACTCCCCTCTATTGTTAATTTTTTATCCATGTCAGTAAGTAATTTATCAACCTCTTCACGACTAAGCTGGTCAATTGAACCATGCATAATTTCTTTTCGGTCAATATATAATCCAGCTACTTGTCCTCTTGATTTTTCAGCTTGAACAGCAGCATTCCAATTACCTTTATCTTCAGCCCCTTTACTTAATTGGTCCAGTCTTTTCAAATGTCTATGTAGATTAACTTCATATTTTTTCTCCTCTTGGTTTCTCAATTCCCGGATGTATTCTGCAATATGAGGTTTTTGTTTTAAATTAGAAGCACTTTGTATTGCAGCTTTTTCAGAGTAACCTGCCTGAATTGCACACTCCTTAGCTGAGAGTTCATCACCACGTTCAACTAATAAAACACAAAATTTTATCTGTTTTGGAGTTAATCTATCTCTAATGATATCAATATCCATAGAGAGACTATAATTTAAATTGGCAGAAAATAAAGATTTTATTTTTTACTGCTACACCTGGTTGGAGGCCATGTAGCAGTGACGTAGCAGTAAAATGGGTATTAAGTCATTGGTATGTATAGTGATTTTTCCTACTGCTACACTGCTACACTGCTACAAGGGGGTAATTGAGTTCTTGTAAAGAGATTGGGGTCAAAAAACACTATACACTCTCTTTTATTTATGTTTTAATAGCCTTTAATTCACTCCCTTCCCCACATAGTTTTCATTCTTCTGTGTGGGGATTTTTTATTTGATTGTTTGACAATAATGACTATATAAGATATATCTTATATTATAAGGGAGTTATAAATGATAGAATATATAATTTACGGAATTGTTGATAATTTTATTATGATCCTTGGGTCAGTATCCGGGCACAGTTTTGAGAAGTATCTTCCAAAAAGATTTCAGACTGGTTTTGGAGCTGTCTATGGGGCCGGGATCGGGAACGCACTGAGCGATTTTCTAGGGGGTATGAGTACATGGTCCCTGGATTTGGCTATGGGTACATCATTTGGGTGTATCTTAGCTTTAATATTTATACCGATATTTATTTATATTGGTAAACTAAGGGTGAATAAAAATGGGTAAAGTTAAAGAATGGCTAATGACTATGGAAGAAGACGCTGCCGATATGTCTAAATTACAATTTTGCGCAAAGTATGGTGCGGTACACCAGGATGTTTGGGATTCAGTTAATGATCCTAATTATGATGACGGAATATCAGGTAGAGAATGTGAGGGGGCAGCATGAGTTCAGGAAAACTTATTTTAAGAGAGGGGCTACCAACCTTTAAGGTAAAGCAAACAGTTAAGATTGAACACACTTGGATTGTTCAAGCAGAGGACATAGAAATGGCTAAAGATCAGGCAATGACTTCTGATCCTGATGATTCAAATGAATTAGAGACTTTAGCAATATCTGTGGAGGTAGCATGATAACAAACATTTTACTGGGGCTAATTTTATTAGCCCTGGTTTCAATTGGTTTTATGGTCTTTGTAATGGGGAGGATATTGGATGAACGAACAAAAAAGTAAGTGGCCTCACCATAATAAAACAATAGTAGTTAAAATGGAGGCCGGGTCTAAGAGAGTGGGAAAGTCCTTCCGTTATTCAATTAGAGCAGATGGTAAGTGGAAGCTCCTTAGCGTTGAAGCTGGGCGCATATTTACTGGACCAGACCACGAGATAAAAGCAGAGAAGTATCTAAAGAAAAAAAAGAAAGAATACCAAGAGAGAACCACGGAGGAAATGTATGACGAATAAATTTAAAACTATTCCTATATCACTAAAAGCTGCGAATGAGTTTGTAACAACTCATCATAGGCACAACAAGAAAACGGCCGGGCATAAGTTCAGTATCGGTGCAATGTTGGATGGTGAACTCATTGGTGTAGCGATATGCGGGAGGCCAGTAGCGAGAGCCTTGGATAATGGAACAACACTAGAAGTTTTACGAGTATGTATCAAGGACCCAGCTCCAAGAAACGCTTGTTCATATCTCTATGCGAGATGCCAAAAAATCTGGACGGCTATGGGGGGTGAGAAAATCATCACCTATACATTGGAAACAGAACCAGGTTCTAGCTTAAAAGCTGTCAACTGGTTGGTGGCTGCAACAACAAAGAAAAGAGCGGCAAAAAACCTATGGAATACCAGGAGACCAGAGCATGCAGGATATAAAGCCGTGCGTGAAGCTCAAGTAGCAGACGGTGTCATCAAGAACCGTTGGGAAAAATTAATCTAAAAAGAATTTAGGATCTTCGGCAATAGGTTGAAGGATCTTGCGAAGGGCATCCTTGCCTTGTTCACAGATCGTCATCCAATCATCCGTTGTCACACTTCGGTCATATTTGGGGTCCCAGAAGTAAAGAGAAACATTGTTGCATTTAATGCACCGATGTATTTTTCGCACCGGGCTATTGGGTAAGGTGATACTCATAAGCAGCCTTGATTTACGGCTGCATTATAAGGATTTTTTAGTTTAAAGTCCAATCTTTAAAGTTTTCTGGATCTAAAGGGGGTCCATTATAGTATGTTTTAGTCCCGTGGGGCTCGGTCCAAGTTTGATAATAAAACTTATGGGGATCTAATTCCCCGGAAGATTCACAAGTTTCACATTGCAAAATTACTTCTTCAGCTTCCCAATTAGTTCTTGTAAAACCATTCCCCTTGCATTTAGGACAGATCATTAAGGTCTATTCTTTTCATGCCAAATAACATTCTCTGTTTGGTGTTTTAATTTTTCTAAATCCTCTTTAGTAAAATCAGAATCAAAATCATCAGAATCAAAATTTTTAAACCCTACAAACTCAAAGCTGCATCGTTCGGAGTATGCGGGGTTATAAATAAACCAAGAATATTCAATTCTTTTTCCCGGCACATAATCCATAAAGTCCTCCATTTTTTCTTCCGAATCTCCAGGTAAACAATTGGCATCTAGCTTAATAACCTTTGGGTAAGCCTTGCATGGCTTTGATTTTTTAATCAAGAAATGGTCATGCATCACTCGTACATCATGCCAGCACTCTAATTCCAAATGCCAAGGCATATCTAAATTAGGTTGATCTTCACCCTTATTCATAGAATCAAAATTATTTGTATTAATTTGCTTTGTGTTCTTTAAAAACTCAACTGCTTCATTCCAAGTTTTTATTTTAATATCCCTAATTATCATATCGTCCCCCAATAATATTTTTTAATCTTTCCCAGCGTATCCGGGTTAGCATCTGTTCCCTGGAGCGTGGGTCTCGAAGCGTTATCTTACCCACCTTCTCCAGCTCCCTTTTTAATCTTGCTTCTAAAGATAATTTACGCTGCATCCCTTATCTCAATTCTAGAATCAATTTGGCATTTGTAATTATATATTTCAAGTATTACCTCTTTATATTCAGATGTACGTTGGCATGATACCAACCGTCTTGAGTTTTGAGATAGTTTTTCTATCCATCTTTTCTTCCTAAACTTGGAATGACCCATAACCTGTAAAAAAGCAGTAACAAAGTTTCTTTGTTTATAGTTTATGTGGGGAATTAGATGTCTAAAATTGGTAATATATTCCGCAGATGATACAGCTCTTTCCCAACTTTTTATCTTAAAAAATCCATGTTTAAAACTTTCCTCCACTTCTTTATTTGAATAGTTCAATCCTAATAAAAACATAAGATTATTTCTGTGTGCAAACCTATACTTGGTTTTAAAAAATAAAAACATATGATAAGGTTTGGTATGATAGGAATTAGGAAAACTATCTTTTTCGATATCAAGATTAGAATATAAATAATCTTCCGCATCCCACTTGTAACTCACATTATTAATTCGTTGAATATCTTGAGCATCAGCTTCAACTTTACTAATAATATATCGAACAGGCATCTTTAATCTTTTAAAAGCTTCTAAACGATTGTGGCCATCTATTATTTTACCCCCTTTACTAATAATAATAGGAATCGGTATCCACTTCACTTTAATGCTTTCCATTATGTGTTTTACTCGTCTTTCTCCTTTTGGAGAAGCAACCCATCTATTACCAACAAATCGCTCAAATATATCATATTCCTTTGTATCATGAATTTTATCAAATCTATCTTTATCTGTATTTATCATGCTGCCATCCTTTTTGCATACTTTTCAAGAATAACTTCTAGTTCCACAGGTCTTGTGCGTCTTGTTTTTTTACAAATCTTCATCAAGATACGCATAGTCTTAGGTGTTACTCGTTGAACTATCGTGTTGTTTCTTGTGGTAATCTCTTGTCTGTTTTGTTGCGTGTTCATGCAACCTCCTTTAATTTGCCTCTTAGGGCGGGTTTTTGTTTTTTCCAGGCATCATCGATGACCATGGAAATGTACGATCCGATTGATCGATGGGTATTCGCAGCCATTAATTTGGCCTTGTGATAAGTATCCATTTTCGTGGCTACTGACTTATATTTTGATGTGTCCATCATTTTCTCCTTTTTGTTAACGGTTCTATTAACCATTGTTTAATATTCTCACCCATAACAGCACTCGCTATATCGATTTTACTGCGTAAGCTTTGAACGATCTTTTCATCCACAGTTCCCTCACTAATCAGATCTATATAGGTTACCTTATTAACCTGACCAATTCTGTGCGGTTAATGTTAACCCATATCCCCCGGTTGAAGGATTACCCACAAAGTATTTTAGTTTTGAATTCTTATCCTGGAAGAGATCTACAATTGGTTGTCTATCCCTATCCTTTGTATCTCCGAAGTAAGAAGCTGTGCTCTCTTCTCCAAATTTTTCTTTTAATGTTTTTTCAATGTGTCTTAAATCAAAGCGATAGCTTGCCCAAATAATAACTTTACCCTCTACTTCATCTAATACATTTAATAATTCATTCATTCTGTTAGCTTTGAGAGCTTGTGTTTCTCCTGAATCAAAAGTTATATGACCACAGCTAATCTGATGTAACCTGATAAGAGCCGTGAGGCTTGATAAACTTGTCATGGTTTCACCGTCTACTTCCGTTATATTAAAGCGTCTCATTTCTTCATAGGCTTTCACTTGTTCAGGAGTAAGACTCACAAATCTTTTTTCATACACTTTATCAGGTAGATCCAGGCAATCCTCTTTAAGGACCCGGTAAGAATGTTGCTCTACTATTCTATTAAGTTCAGGCAATCGTTGGAAACCTACAATAAGTTGCGTGGAGCGTGGACCAAAGTTCACGTTGCGCATAATTGCATACCGGGATCTGAATGCCCAGTAATTTTGTCGCAGAACCTGGTCGCTTAAAAATTCTAGTTGTGAATACACATCCAAAGGATTCTTTGTGACAGGAGATCCTGTCATGATGCGTCTGTACTTGGCCAACTTACCGATCTTTAAAACATTTTTTGTTCTTGCTGCCGTTGGAGTTTTAATGGTGGTACTCTCATCGATAGCCATAAGTGTGTCATTTTTGTTTAAGAACTGTGCTGCATACCTGACACCTTTTGTTCCACTAAAAGCCTCAATGTTCATCAGTAATATTCTGAGCTTTCCATTAGGATAGAGTATTTCTTTTAAATTTTTCTTATCCTGGATGTTCATTTCACTTGGTGCTTTCCATGCAGCAATTTTAATGGGTATATCATCAGGCATATGTATAGGTAATTCACCCTTCTCCCAGTTACGATACACTCCTTTAGGAGCAACGATTAATGCTGCCGTAATTTTGCCACGAAGATAAAGACTGGCTATTTCATCAATAAGAACCTTGGATTTCCCGGTCCCCATCTCCATGAAGTAAGCATAGTACTCCTTATCCCAGGCTTTCTTTAAGGCCGTGAGCTGGTGTTCATATGGTTTTGTCTTAAATTTATATTCACTCATAATTATTTTTATTTTATACTTGACTATAAGATTTAATGCAAGTAAATAATAAAAGATAATATGGGAGAATAGAAATGAATAATATAACGAAACTATTTGAAGAAGAATCGACAAAAGCTTTTAACCAGGTTGACGATGAAGCACTAGGTCAATTAGGGACAGAGCTGGAGAGGATCAAAGCTGTTCAAGATAAGATTGGAACGGCGGAAACAATGATTAAAAAATTAAAGGATGAGGAGCAGCTATTGGCTGACAGTATTACTGATCTCCTTCAATCCAAAGGATTATCCGAGCTAAAATTAACGGATGGTTCTCAAGTGACAACCAAAGAACAACTCTATTGTTCTATTACAAATGACAATAAAGAGAAGGCTTTTGCTTGGGTCCGGGACCAGGGTGACGGCGATATTATAAAGAATTTAGTTAGTGTGGATTTTAAAAAGGGAGAAGACAAAATCTCTAAAAAATTCAAACAACTAGCAGAGGATTCGGGATTGATTCCGAATGAAACATCAACTATCCATAACAGTACATTAAGATCGTATCTCAATGCAAAGCTAAGAGATGGTGTGGATTTTGATGAAACCTTGTTTGGTATTTATCGACTTAATAAAGTCAATATCAAGCAATAATTTATGAGGTATGAAGTATGAATAAAGCAGTAGCTAAAAAAGTCCAAAGCAATAATGCTGTGGCAATAATGAGTCAGTTTGAAAATGTTCAGACAGGATTTGAGGATATGAATGCAGATGATCTGCAACTTCCTAGATTAAAACTATTACAGGCCATGTCTCCAGAATTAGAGAACGATGATGCACTTCGTGCAGGAAATGTTTTTAATTCTGTAACAGGGGGCTGGTGGCCGTCAGACCAGGGAGTAAAAGTTGTTCCTTGCGTCTATCACAAAACGTATGTTGAGTGGGCGCCATTGAATAGTGGGGCAAAAGGTCCTGTGGTCGTGCACCAATCTAAAGAAGTCATGAACAACACTGTGCGTGGCGAGGATAACAAGTACTATACTAATGACAACACAGGTAATTACATAGAAGAGACAGCTAATTACTTTGTGTTAATTATAGGTGGGAAGGGAGAGACTAGTCAAGCAGTGATATCAATGAAGTCATCGCAGCTTACTCCAAGTAGAAATTGGAATAGCAAGATGAAGAATTTGAAGATCCAAAATTCGAAGGGGGTATATTTTACTCCTCCGATGTGGTCTCATTCATACCTATTGAAGACTGAAAAAACAAAGAATGGAGATAAAACCTGGTACAAATGGAAAGTAGAAGTTGATTCTATGTTAACTGTTGAAGACCATGTTACTCAAGCGAGAGCATTTTCAGAAGAAATGGCAGTGGCTAAAGATAAGTTAGTGCCTGATCAAGATGAGGTGAAAGCTTCATCAGATGAAAAGCTGCCGTTCTAGAAGTTTCGTTGGGTTACTCCAAGAGAATGGAGACCACGAGCCACTTCATTAGGGTGTATTAGTTGCCCAACGAAGTCAGTCTTAATATCTAGTTTCGATTGACATTCATTAGTACTAATACACTCAATGGCTCGCAATGAAAAGCTGTCTTATGAGTATAGAAAAATTTAAACATATATTTTCCGGGTTGCATAGAGCCTATGGCCAATACATTTCTGGAGATTTAAAAAACGGAAAGCAGGGCGGAAATGCATATATTAAAAAAGATCTGGTCACAGATACATTATGGGAAAATCATCTTAAGGGTGAGGAACCTAGTCTTGGTATCATCCCCATTAGAGATGATAGTACTTGTTCTTGGGGTTGTATTGATATCGATACTTATCCTTTAGAACATAATAAAATAGTAGAAAAAATTAGGAAGTTAGAACTTCCCTTAATCGTGTGCCGTTCCAAAAGTGGTGGGGCGCATTTGTTTTTATTCACTGAAGAACCTGTAGCAGCAGAGGATCTTCGTAATAAGTTAACACAATTAGCTGCTGTGCTTGGATATGGTGACTGTGAAATATTTCCTAAACAAATTAAAATTAATGCTAGTAGGGGTGATACCGGGAATTTTCTTAATCTTCCTTATTTTGGTGGTGATGACTCTAATCGTTATGCTTTTTTGGATGATGGGTCTTCTGCTTCATTGCAAGAATTTTATGATCTCTATGATAAGTACAAAGTTAAAGCGAAAGAAATAAATAAAATAAAACCAAAGCTAACTGCAGCACCACAAAAAGAATTAGATGATGGTCCTCCTTGTCTTCAAACATTAATGCAACAAGGTATTCCTCAAGGTGGAAGAGATAATACTTTATATCAGTACGCTGTTTATGCAAAAAAGAAATGGCAACAAGGATGGGAAGATAAAGTATCCGCTTTTAATCATGATCACATGAAACCTAGTTTGGATTATAAAGAAGTACAAAAAACTATTAATCAACATACAAAAATTGATTATAAATATAAATGTAAAGATCAACCGATGTGTGCATTTTGTGATGCTATTGAATGTCGGACAAGAATACATGGTATTGGTTTTGATTATGACCATGGTTTTTCTAACTTACAAAAATATCAATCGGATAATTCTGTTTGGTTTATTAGTGTAGATGGCCAGGTCGTGAGTTTAAATACTCGGCAGCTTTACAATCAATCGGAATTTATTCTTGCATGCATTGATCAAGTTAATATTGTTTTAAATACTTTAAGTCGTCAGGAGTGGATGAATAAAATAAAAGAATTAATTGAGAATGTTGAGATCATTGAAATGCCTGATGATGTAAGAATAGAAGGACGATTTGATCAGCACCTGGAATCCTTTATTTTAGATCAAGGGGATGGTGCAAACATGGATGAGCTGCGATTAGGTAAATCATTTACGGAAGGTGGTAAAACATATTTCTTAATGGCAAAGCTAGAAGAATATTTAGAGAAGAAAAGATTTAAAGGATTTGATGCAACAAGAATTGGTGCACGGATAAGACAGCTGAATGGTGATGAAGGGAGTGAATCAAATGTGGTTCGTCGCATTAGAGGAAAGAATAGACGAGTGTGGTGGATCAAAGAATTAGAAAAACCAAAAGATGAATTTACTTTACCGAAGGAAAAAGATGATGAGATACCATTTTAAATTTTCGCAGAATTCTGGGGTAAAATAGAAAGTTGTTGATTTTGTTTTTATATAAGATAAGGTGGGATATGAATTTAAACAAAGGAGTGAATATGAAATTTAAATTCCATGATGGTGGTAGATCAAATACCCCCTTTCAAAAGAAAACTAAATTAGGAGATTGTGTTATTCGAGCACTAACTCTAGCAACTAAATTACCCTACCAAAAAGTTTGGGAAGATTTATGTGAACTATCTAAATTTACAGGTATGTTTCCTAATCATCATCAAACTTATGAAATATTTTTAGCTGAACATGGGTGGATAAAACAAAGAACACCTAGAGATAAAAATAAAAAAATGATTTCAATAGAAGATTGGAGTTATAAAGATGCTGCAGTAATTTCAGTGTCATCACATTTAGTGTTTTTAGATAGGAAAACTATTTATGATACTTGGGATTGTAGAGATAGAAAAATTCAGAACTATTATATATCCCATAACATCCCAGGGATAAAATGAAATTAAATCACTTAGATTTATTTAGTGGTATTGGTGGCTTCAGTCTAGGACTTGAAGCCACGGGAGGTTTTGAAACAAAAGCCTTCTGCGATATCGAAGAGTACCCAAGACAAGTGCTGCAAAAGCATTGGCCACATGTTAAACAATATAAAGATATAAAGGAGCTGACTTATGAAAAACTCAAAGCAGATGGAATTGATTCCATTGACATCATCACAGGAGGATACCCATGCCAACCGTTCTCGGTTGCAGGAAAACAAAAGGGTGTTGAAGATCCGAGACACTTGTGGCCACAGTATTTTAGGCTTATCAAAGAATGTAGGCCGACTTGGGTTATTGGAGAAAACGTTAGTGGACACATTAAACTCGGTCTCGACTCCGTTATCGAGGACTTGGAAAGTGAAAATTACTCAGTCAGAACATTTAGTATTTCAGCTTCGAGCGTCGGCGCCAACCACCAAAGAGAAAGAATCTGGATTGTGGCTTACTCCGAGTGCAACTACAATTTCAACGAGGAGCAAAGAGTCAATGGAGAAGAGAAAGAAATATCGAGAGAGCATAGGGAGAACGACAGTACCTCCTGGAAATCTAGCGGAACAAATACAATACGGAAAACCAACAACGGAGATGTGGAGAACCCCGGATGCACACAGTGGCCGAGGGCCGAGCTCCGAGAAGAGAATGAAAATGAAACTCGAGAAGGGAATGCCAATCAGCATCAACGATCAAGTAGCCCATCCGAATCTGATGTGGCCGACACCCAGAGCGAAAGAACCAGGTCGAACAACGAAGGGATATGGCAGAGGTCTAGCAGAACTAGTGGAGGGCAAAGAGCAAGTAGAGAAGATGTGGCCAACGCCAACGAATCAAGAAGCGGGGAAAGGGAAATTTCTCGAAACATTGACAACGAAGGAAGGAGAGAAAGCGAAACAAGGAGAGAGGGCTTACAATCCGAAGACAGGCAAACACGTACAGATA